ACCCGAAAACATGGTACAAAGCAAACCCGTCTTTAGGCATCACCGTTGACAATGGACAAGGAAAAGTCAACAGAGAAAATCGACGGCGCGGTCGCTATGGTCATGGCGCTTGACCGCGCAATGAAGAACGGAAACAACGACGGCTCATCTGTCTACGACGACAGAGGGCTTCTATTTATTTGAGGTGGTTGTAATGAATACATCATCCTATCCGAGGACACGCGACAAGCCTTTGGTTGATACGTCACAGCTGGAGGCGGCGCTCAGGCAAATCAGAACGGAGAAAGCGCAGGCGGCGTCACCCCAAAACCTGACAGGCGGCGCAACATTTCTGATGGGACGCACGACGGCGGGAAAAATCGTCACGGAACAAACATCCATGCAGATCGCGGCGGTATATGCCTGCGTCCGCATTCTGGCAGAGGCGATCGCAAGTCTGCCGCTGCATCTATATCGCTACACATCGGACGGCAAGAAAGAAAAGGCATTTGATAACCGGCTTTATGAGCTTTTGCACGACGAACCAAACCCCGAAATGTCATCTTTCATTTTCCGCGAAACCATGATGACGCACCTGCTGTTATCGGGAAACGCGTATGCACAGAAGATTTTCAACGGCTACGGTGAGCTGATTGCACTCTATCCGCTCATGCCGAATCAGATGATCGTGCAGCGAGACGAATACGGCCGCATTCAATATCTGTACACCCGCTCGATGGATGACGCGAAAATCGGTAAAGACATGGTCGTCACGCTCGACCCCGAAGAAGTATTTCACATTCCCGGGCTGGGATTTAACGGTCTGATCGGGTTTTCCCCGATTGCAATGGCGCGGAACTCCGTCGGCGCGGCTATGGCGGTCGAGGAATACGGCGCCAAATTCTTTGCAAACGGCGCAAACCCTGCGGGCGTGCTGGAGCACCCGGGCACCGTCAAGGACCCGAAAAAGCTGCGCGAAACATGGCAGGCGGCATTTGGCGGCAGCGGAAACTCCGGAAAGACAGCGGTATTGGAGGAAGGATTGAAATATCATCCTATCTCCATTTCTCCCGAGCAGGCACAATTCCTGGAAACGCGCAAATTCCAACTCAACGAGATCGCGCGTATCTACCGCATTCCGCCGCACATGATCGGAGACCTGGAAAAGTCCTCGTTCTCCAACATTGAGCAGCAGTCGCTTGAATTTGTGAAATACACGCTTGACCCTTGGGTCAGCCGCTGGGAACAGACCATGCACCGCTCCTTGCTCACGCGCGAACAAAAACGGAACTATTTCTGGAAATTCAACGTTGACGGACTGCTGCGCGGCGACTACGAAAGCCGCATGAATGGCTATGCGACCGCCCGTCAAAACGGCTGGATGTCCGCAAACGATATCCACCGATTAGAGGATATGGATTTGATACCCGCCGAACAGGGCGGCGACCTGTATCTGGTCAACGGCAATATGCTGCCGCTGAATATGGCTGGCGCTTATGCCGGCGGAAAGGAGAAAACAGCGAATGAATAAGTTTTGGAGATTTACGAACATCTCAAACGAGGGCGGCGGAACGCGCCAAGAGTTAGAGCTGTTCGGAGAAATTGCGGATGAAAAGTGGTTTGATGATGAAATCACACCAGAAATGTTCAGGGCAGAACTGGCAAAGTGCTCGGGAGATATTACTGTGTGGATCAATTCTCCCGGCGGAGACTGTGTGTCCGCGAGTGTCATCTATACCATGCTGCTTGATTACAGCGGAAAAATCACCGTGAAAATCAGCGGATTGGCGGCGTCTGCGGCGTCGGTGGTTGCTATGGCGGGCGACGTCGTGCAGATGGCGCCCACTGCATTGATGATGATTCATAATCCCGCAATTGGTGCATGGGGCGACCACAACACCATGAAAAAGGCAATTGACATACTCAATGAGGTCAAGGAGAGCATTATCAATGCTTATGAAAGAAAAACGGGATTGTCACGTGCCAGACTCTCTCACCTGATTGAAAATGAAACGTGGATGAATGCTAACAGAGCACTTGACCTCGGTTTCATTGACAGCGTGATGGGTTATGACAACGACAATGTGAAGGCATACACCTATGACGCCGCGACAGTTGCCGCGTCGTTCAGCAATAAACACACCGAAAAAGCGGAAAAACCCGCTTCAAGCGGCGCAAAAGTCAGTGACCTGATGGCGTCGTTATATGAAAAGGCTGCACCACCGCAGCACTCAACCGGCGGCGCAAAAGTCAGTGACCTGATGGCGTCGTTATATGAAAGAAAATTAAGATTTTAAGGAGGCAAACATTATGACACTGAATGAAATCAGACAGAAGCGTGCGGAGCACTGGGAGTTTATGAAGAACTTTCTCAAAACCCACGAGCAGGAGGACGGCAACCTGAATGCCGACGATACCGCGACCTATGAGAACTACGAGAAGAAGCTGCAGGACTACGACAACGCCGTCAGACGTGCAGAGGACGCGCAGGCAAGGGACGAAGCAATGCGTCAGCCTGTCAAGGCCCCGATTTTCGATTCCTTCGGCAGCGGCAAGACCGCAAAGACCGGCAGAGCGTCGGACGCTTACAAAGCGGAATTTCTGAATTATATCAAGACCCACCGTGCAACCAATGCCTTGCAGGAAGGCACATCCTCCGAGGGCGGCTATCTCGTTCCGACCGAGTTTGAAAACCAGCTCTATGAGGCACGCAACAGCGTTGACCCCATTTTTGAGCTGGCGGGCAGAATTTCCCTCGGTTCGCTTGAAAAGAGCGTCCCGTATGTTGCCTCTGAGGGCGCAGCTGCGCTGATTGCGGAGGAAGGCAGCTATGGCGACACCGACGACGCGTTTGCGCAGGTGATGATGCATGCCTATAAGTTCGGCAGAATCTGCAAGGTTTCCGACGAGCTGATTGCCGACGCGGCGTTTGATATTATGGCGCACCTTGCCAGAAGTTTCGGACGCTCGGTCGGTAAGGCGCAGGCAGCCTATTACTGGACAGGCACAGGCACCGCGCAGCCTCAGGGCGTGTTGACGGCTGCAGGCGTAGGCGTTACCGCCGCCGCAACAAACGCCGTTACCGCTGACGAGGTGATCGACTTGTTCTATTCCGTCCCCGATGAATACAGAAGCAATGCCACATGGGCGATGAACAACGCCACTGTCAAGGCTATCCGCAAGCTGAAACTTTCCGGCACAGGAGAGTATCTCTGGACGCCCGGTCTGAGCGGCACACCCGACAGCATTATGGGCAGACCGCTGCGCACGTCCTCCAACATTCCCGAGATGGCAGCCAACAAGGCGGTCATCGCCTTCGGTGACTTCGAGGCTTGCTATAAGATCGCTGACAGACAGGGCTTTGAGTTCCGTGTGCTCGATCAGCTTTACGCGGCAACAGGTCAGGTCGGCTTCCGTGGTGCGGCGCGTTCCGACGGCAAGGGAATCCTGCTCACAGGCGTCAACGGCGCAGACGGAACCATCGGTATCAAGGTGCTCATGACGAAAGCATCCTAACCCAAAACAAGAAAGGCGGCGGCAATATGTATAACGTTGAAGACTTACTGCAAAAGGTAAAGGACAATTTGATCATCAGCTTTAGCGACGATGACTCGCTGTTGGAATCAAATATTGTCGCCGCTGTGGATTATGCGGAAAAATACCAGCATGTCGGCAAGGGCTATTATCTGGAAAACGACATGGAACCGAACACGGAGAACGCGATCATCATGATGGCGTCGCATCTCTACGAGTCGCGCGACGGCAGCACAGGCGGCTTTTTCTCCGACAGCGTTCAGGCGGGCGACGCGGCGTTTAGAACCATCGACAAGCTCCTGCGGCTCGACCGTGATTGGCAGGTGTAGACATGAGCTATGGAAAAATGAACGGTTTTGCCTCCGTGATTTCGCGCACCGTCAGCACGGATGCCGAGGGCTTCAAGACGGAGGTTGACACCATCATTGCAGACGTGCGCTGCTATCACGAAGGGCGGCACCCTTCCTACCGTTGGGCGAATCTGGCGGCGTTCAGCTCGTCCACCGATTTGTTTGTTATGCGCAAGGTGCCCGGGCTGATCATCAAAACGGGCTATTTCATCCAATACAAGGGCGTGCGGTTCCTCGTGAAGTCGGTCGAGGACGTCAAGGAGCGCGGCATGTATTATGAGATCTTCGCGGAAAGGGTGGAGGGCAGTCTTGGCTAAAATCAGACGGTCGCTGAACATCGAATTTCCCGACGAATTAGGCGCACTGCTCACCGCCGTCGGCAATCACGTCGACGAAATCACCGAAAAGGCGTTTCAGGCAGGCGCAGAGGCAGTGCTGCCGATATTCCGAGAGAACCTCAAAGCGTCCATCGGCAACACCAAATTTGAAAGCCGTTCCACGGGAGAGCTCGTTGAGTCGGTGGGCATTTCGCCGTTTATGATCGACAACAAGGGCAACCCAAACATTAAAATCGGCTTTAACGAGCCGCGTTCCCTGCAATATCTCGCGGTGCACAAGCGCAGCTATTATCTGATCACCAATGCCATGATTGCGAACGTGCTCGAATACGGTAAGCACGGCCAGCCGCCCCGACCGTGGCTGAAACGCACGAAGGCGCAGGCAAAGGACGTCTTTTTGCAGGCAGCACAACAGAAATTCGAGGAGGAGATCGACAAGCTATGAACATCCTTGAAGAAATCAAGACGATTCTTGCGCCGCTCGGCGTGCCGCTGGAAACGGGTATTTTCACCAATCCTGCGCCAGAGACCTATCTGACAGTCACGCCGCTGATTGACAGTTATGCCCTTCACGCCGACAACAAGCCGCAGATAGACGTGCAGGAAGCGCGGATCTCCATTTATTCAAAAAGCAACTATCAGCAGTTAAAAAAGCAGATTATCGCCGCATTTCTCAATGCGGATTATACCATTACACTCAGGCAATACATCGGTTATGAAACGGACACGGGCTACTACCACTACAACATCGATGTATCAACCTATTATGAAACGGAGGAATAAGGCTATATGGCTACTATCGGCTTAGATCATGTGGTTTTTTCGAAAATCACGGAAGCGGAGCAGACGGGATATGAAACCTATGATTCTACGATCAAAACGCTTGCAAAGGCGATCACGGCAAACCTGACTGTCAATGTCGTCGAAGCAACGCTTTATGCGGACGACGGCACCGCAGAGAACGTTATAGAGTTTAAGGACGGCAAAATCTCCCTCAATGTCGCCGACATCGGCGCAAGCGTCGCCGCTGATTTGCTCGACGCAAAAGTGGATTCCAACGGCGTCGTGATTGCGACAAGCGAGGATTCGCCGAAGCCCGTTGCAATCGGCTTCCGTGCCAAAAAGGCAAACGGCAAATACCGCTATTTCTGGCTTTACCGCGTGAAATTCGGTATTCCCGGCACCAACCTGACAACCAAGGGTGAAAATATCACCTTCTCCACGCCCACCATTGAGGGCACCATCATGCGCCGCAACAAGCCCGACGCAAACAACAACCACCCGTGGAAGGCAGAGGTCACCGACGGTGAGACGGGCGTTGACGCAACCACCATCACCAACTGGTTCACATCTGTTTATGAGCCGACATACTCCGCCCAGACACCTGCCCAGACACCTGCCCAGCAGGGCAACAGTTAACGGAGGGCTGCAATGGAGAATGATCGCGTTTCATTTGTCGAAATCGACGGTGAACAGATAGGGTTAATGCTGAACACACGGGCGACAAAGAAAATTGCCGCCCGCTACGGCGAATTATCGGGAATCGACCAGGCGCTGGACGGCACAGCGGATTTTGACAAGGCGTTTGACGAGTCCTTGTGGCTGATCGCGCTGCTGGCAAACAGCTATGTCGAGTATTACAACCGAAAAAACAAGGACAATGCAAAAGAGCCTTTGACGGTTGAGGATCTGGAGGTCATCACGTTGCCTGGTGACTTTTCGTCGATCAGAACCGCCATTTATGAGGCAATGAATAAGGGCATGAAGCGCAGCGTTGAAAGCGAGTCAGACCCAAAAAACGCGGAAGTCGGGTAGATAACGGGGAGTTATTTACCCGACTTTTGTATTACGGTCTGGCACACCTGCACCTCACACAAGACGAGGTGTGGGCAATGCCTTTTGGCTTGCTGCTCGATCTGATCGAGTGCGACAAGCAATTCCGAGGCATTGCAAAGCCAAAACAGGATTTAACCATTGACGACGTGATTCCGATTGGAATCTAGGAGGTGAGTGAAAATGTCAGGAATCGGTTTAAAATTCAGTGCGGAGGGAGAAAAAGAGTTCAAACGTTCCCTAGCAGATATCAACCAGACCTTTCGGGTGCTCAAATCCGAGATGAAGCTGGTGCAGTCGCAGTTTGACAAAAACGACAATTCCGTCGAAGCGCTCACCGCCAGAAATGAAACGCTGAATAAGCAAATCGACGCCCAGAAGGAGAAAATTAACACCCTGAAAGCGGCATTGCAGAATGCGGCCGCATCCTTCGGCGAAACAGACAAGCGCACGCAGGAATGGCAGGTCAAGCTGAACAATGCCGAAGCGGCGCTCAACGGCATGGAGCGCGAGTTGAAGAAAAACGAGGAAGCCATGTCAGACGTGTCCGGCAGCGCTAAGAATATGGGCAATAAGGTCGAGGACAGCGGCAAAGCGGCGCAGCGTTCCGAAGGACGTTTTCAGGCGCTCGGCAATACGCTCAAGGCGATCACCGCAGCCATGACAGCGGTTGTCGCGGCGGCGGGCGTGATCGGAAAGAAAATGTGGGATATGTCAAACGACGTCGCCGAAACGGGCGACGAGATTGACAAGACTTCGCAGAAAATCGGCATTAGCGCGGAATCGTATCAGGAATGGAATTATGTTTTTGAACGTGCGGGCGCAAACGTCGATAACCTGCAATCAGGTATGAAAACCCTGTCAACGGTCATTACCGACGCAACGGCAGGTTCGGACAAGGCAGCGGAAAAGCTGAAAGCGGTCGGGCTGTCTATTGACGACCTGAACGGAAAGAGTCAGGACGAACAATTATCCATTGTGATCGGCGCCCTGCAGGATATGGAATCAGGCTCAGAGCGGACAGCAGCAGCGGCAAGGCTGTTTGGCAAGTCGGCGTCCGATATGGGCGCGGTGCTGAATATGACCGCAGAGGAAACCAACGCGCTAAAGCAGGAAGCCCATGATTACGGCATGGTTATGAGTAATGACGCCGTCGCCGCTTCCGCCGCGTTTGAGGATAGCCTGACGAAGCTGAAAGGGACGCTGACAGGCATTAAAAACAACATGATTGGAGAACTGCTTCCGGGTATCACGTCGATTATGGACGGCTTTTCCGATATGGCGTCAGGTACGGACAAATCCGGCAGCAAAATCAAGGAAGGGATTCAGATGATCAAGCCCGTGTTGACAGACATGGCGAAATCACTGGCTGAAACCTTGGGCGAAATCTTGCCGATTGTGCTCGATCTGGCAAAGGAAATCATTATCGAGCTGGTTTCTTCAATCGGCGAAATCCTGCCCGAAATCCTGCCCGATTTGTTTAGCACGCTCTTTGATTTGCTCGATTCGCTGTTGACGGACGGAATTCCGAAGCTTCTCAGCTCGTTATTTTCCGTGGCGGGAACGCTGCTCGACAGCCTGTTAGAGAAATTCCCCGAATTGCTCAATAAACTGATCACCTACATCGGAAATATCGATCTAGGAGAGCTTTTAAAGCAATTTCTCGGTGCGGTTGAAAAGATCGCCAACATGATTGCCGAAAATCTTCCGTCTATTATCACCAATCTGATGAACGCCATTGTCAATCTGATCAAATCCATCGACTGGAAAGAGCTGATTTCTTCCGGCACGCGGATTTTGATGTCGATTTCCGACGGCATTCTGAGTGCGATTCCTTCTCTGATCGACGCGCTGCCGGATATTATCGAGGCTATTATCGACTTCTTGACCGACCCGGAGACAATTTTGGAGCTGGTCAAGGGCGCCGTTAAGATGGTGTTCAAATTGATCGAAAAACTGCCCGATATATTTGTCCACTTGGTCAGCGCCTTGTGGAAAGTCGGCGAAAATCTGATAAAAGGACTCTGGGAAGGAATTTCGCAGGCGGGCGCGTGGCTATGGCAGCAAATTACGGGATTTTTCAACGGAATTGTCGACGGAATCAAAGGCTTTTTCGGCATTCATTCGCCGTCTACCCTGTTCCGTGACGAAATCGGCAAAAATCTCGCCCTCGGCATCGGTCAGGGCTTCTCAAAAGAGATGTCAAACGTGTCAAATGACATGAAAAACGCCATTCCGACCGATTTTGAAACCGAAATGCAGGCAACCGTCGCCTTTAACGGCGCAGGATCCCGCTTTGCGGCGGATTCTGCGGCTTTGGCAACGCGAAACGTGCAACAGACGTTCAACGTTACGATCTACGGCGCGGAAATCAACGACGACTTTGACCTTGACGACTTAGCGTCGCGTATTTCGGTCAAGCTTGCCGACGAAGTGAGAAAGGCGGAGAGTGTCTATGCATGATTTTTCCTATAACGGCGTCGCCTTGTCCGGTTTTGCGGGGCGTATTCTGCAAGCCCCTGTGCACACGGTCGCAAAGCGGAATGTGGAGATGGTCAAAATCTACGGCAGATCGGGCGACGACGTCATTGACAATGAGAGCTATGACAATGTTGATTTCTCGCTGAAAATCGGCTTTCTGCCGCATTTGACGGCATATAACGCACAGACGCTTGCCGAGGCGGTCATTGACTGGCTTGCACCGCTCCAAAACGGCTACTACACCTACCGTGACACGCTCAATAACAGCTATTTTACGCAGGCAATCTTGAAGAATTTCGGAGAGGTAAAACGCGAATTGCGGACGCTGCTGACGGCGACGCTCAGATTTTCACGGGTCCCGTATTGGTACAGCGACGCGGGTGCGGTCGCCGTCACAGCGGTAAACGGCTATGCAACGCTTCACAACCCCGAACAGTACGACGCGGAGCCGGTGATTGATATTCAGTACACCGGTTCTTCGTCGAGCAATGCGCATATGTACATCAAGGGCAACGGCACCGAGTTTGCGGACATCGTCATCGGCGGTATCACGCCGACACATATTCTCGACGCCGTCACAGGGCAGCATTACCGCATGGTCGACGGTGCCAAGGTGTATTTGTCGCCTGTCTTGCCTCCGAATATCCCGGCGAATACAACCTACACCTACAGTGCATTTATTCAGGGGCATTCATGGGGCGAGGATTTCACCATGCAGATCACCCCGAACTGGAGGCGATTGTAAATGCAGCCGCTGTTATACTATTCCAACCACCCTATCCCGTCGCCCGCCCGTATGAAGTATCTGGGACGCCTGACAAAGTGCATCAAGTGCAGTGTCAGCACGCAGATCAACAGCGATTATCAGCTTTCGGCGGTGTTTTCGCCGAACGATGAGCTGATCAACGAGATTCAGAACCAGCGGTTCATTGTTGCTAAGGCAAACCCGTTTGACCCGCCGCAGTACTTCGAAATCTACGACTATTCTACCGACGAGTCGGGCAAGGTCACTGTCAGCGCACGGCATATCAAGCATTGCGCATTTACGAATATTATGAAGTCCGATAACGCGCGCGGCGCTCAGAGCGACACGCCGCAAGGGCACTGGGATTTCTGTTGTCAGTCTGAAAACCTTTCGTCAGAAAACTTTTTCACTTTTTCGTCAGCTATTACGGCAACGGGAGCCATGGAAATCGGCTACACGAAGGCTGACACCATCGGCATGTTCCTCGAGGAAATGGCGCGTGTTTTCGGCGGTGAATTTCATTTTGACAATTTCAACATCGGCTTTTCCGCAAGCCTCGGGACAAAGAAAAATTATGTTCTTCGCTGGAATAAAAACATCGGTTCGCCCAAGCTTGACATCAACACGGCACAACTGTACACGCATGTTGCAACGTTTGCCAATTTCACGGCGAAATATACGTTTAATAATAGGGACTATGAATATCCCGTGCAGTTTTGTTCCGACCCTAAGCTGATCAACGGCAGGTGGGACGGCGTGTCGCTTTACCGTACATTGATGGTGGACGTCACGAACCGATTCCCCGAAACCACCATCAGCTACACCGAATTTGCGGAAAAGCAATCCGCCGTCAATTCCTACGCGCCCGAGTATGCGCGTAATGGCACCCTGATCAGCGTGCAGACCGCGCCGAACGTCAATCTGACCGTCAATTATCGCCCCGCTTTGGACGAGATGTCGGTGGTCGGACTCGGCGACACGGTCGACGTCATGCTAAAAGGCGGCAGAACCGTCGAGGCGAAGATCACCAAAACGGTTTTTGACAGTCTTTCGGAGCGCTGGACATCGATCGAGCTGGGCAATGAGAAACTGATGTTATCGAAATATATT